GTCCAAGCTTCTTTCGCAAACTTCTTCTGTGGTGCCTTGACTGGCTTCTTTTTAATTTTTACCATCCGAACCATCCCCCGGTGTTTTGTTCTGAAGTTTCATCTCTGTAAATCGTATTGATTTGCCGCGATCCAAGTTGACTGTATGTCGTTGAACGGGCTTCACTAATTTTTTCCTGTAAAAATGTATCCATCAATTGAACACCATCCATATCTAACCTATCCTGATACAACTTCTTCGATACACCAAAAACGATTAATTCCCACCAACACAGTTGCTCAGGCCTTCCGTTTAAATCAGGGGTTGTTACACTGTCAGTACCTAGTAACGCTTGAGACGGCTGTCTGTAGGCCGTCAATTCGATGGTGTATCCTTGATCGGGAATTGGTCGTAAAACAAATTGGTTCTGGAAGAATAGCATAGTGAATGGTTGACCCAAAACAGCCTGAATATACTGTATGTTAATATCATTTCCGCTTGGTACCGCTGATGTAAATGTTAAATTAGTTATAGCTCCTGTTTGATAATCTATCGTACCTCCTCCAATACAATCTCCTATCAAATTACCTGCTCCATCGTCTGTAACGTTTAGCGTTGATGTTGCTGTATTTGCTGATATAAGAATGTTTTGATTCCTTGAAATATTATTTGAATCAAATGTTGGAGGGTAACCCGATGGAAATACACCTGTAGGTGCGGTTGGTGTACTCGCCATCGGATTATTATAGACACTGCGGATTATAGGGGTAGCCTGAGTTGTTCCCGAGTATGGCCCTGTTGTACCATCTCCAGATGAAAAGGTTTGGTTCTGTTGACTGTTGAAATTATACCCATAAAATGAAGCTTTATCTTGAAAAAGTGTTATTCTAATCTTTCCGCAATAAGCTGGGCTTTCTACTCTCTCCCAATGATCAAAATCAAATGGATAAGTGTCAACACCCTGTATGGTATTAAAAGTATATACATCTTTTAACTTTAAAACCTTTAAATCATTTGGGAAATCATAAAGGTAATAACTGTTTATATATTTAATAATTTTTTCATCTGTTACTTGAAAACTATTTCCTGATGCAGAGACTTCTCTAATCTTTTCTATGATGTCCTGCAATGTTCCAACGATCATACAACTCTCTCAGATAAAAAATCTTCTGGAATAAATCGGACACGTGAGCTTGTTTCATATGTCTTCGGTGTTAAAACGCCACCTGTGGGTGGTTGCTCAACATTTTTATATCTTCTAATCTTCTTTTTCGTGCCGTTCAGATGCTTAACAATACCCATAGGTATAGTACAAATCTCGCCATGAATCAACTGATAACTTTGTATCGCATCGCCGGGATATTTTCTATAAGTAAATTCAAAAAAACCGCCTTCGGCTTCTGTAAATTCGAACATTCCTTTTATAAGCTTTTCATCTTCAGCGCGCATTTTTTTAATCATCGCTTCGACTTCTGCTTTCGATTTTGTGTTGACTATTTTCTTTTTTAGTTCTGTTACTCTCATAATATCCTCGTACGTAAAAAGAGGGGGATTTCACCCCTCTTAAATTAAACAACTACTCTTGATTAAATCTATCAAATTTAAAGGCTACATAGTCGTAAACAGCATCAGATGAAGTGATTACGTTTGAACCAAGATCCATGATAAACTTATTCCTGTTATCAAATGCATCACGCAAATTAGTACCCTCTGGAATTTGAGGAACGCTTGCACTACCGTTATCAGGAACTACACCTGACGACGACGGCACAGCCACAGCTGGAGAAACACCAGCAGCAGCTACAGCACTTGTTGGGAATACAAAAGTTGTGTATCCGCTTGTATCCCAATCAAGGGTTACAGACGAGACAGTCGAACTATTTGTAACGCTCAACACGCGAGCTTGCACGTTATTCATTTGCTCCATTCCAAAATCACTAGATACACGGAAAGATAGAATCTCACCCGGTGTATAGTCATTTTTTCCTGTAAAATAAACAACTGCTTGCGTTGCTGCTGTAATCATTGATACATAGCTCCATCTTGGGTACATTCTGTTAGGAATATACTTCTGAACGAAACCAGCGGTCGCATCAGCCGCAAAAACTGCAAGACCACCAGCTGATACAGCAGATGCCATATAGCCTAAAGTGATGCTTACGTTTGCTGTAACAGCCGTCACTTGGAATTTATAACCTGCGATTTGTAATTCACCTGTAGTAGCGTACAAACGAACCCAATCACCCACTGCAATATCTCCTGTTGATGCCATAGACACAACAAAAGTTCCTGCATTACCTGTAATCGCCGTCGTTGCCAACGATGAAAAAGTAGGTGGGTTTGCTGTATCAATGAAGGTAAATCCTCCTGATGTTACAGCTTCGCTAGATAGGATACCGGTAGTTACGGCCTGATCAGCAGTTTGAGCTGCTCCACCTGCCATACCATATCTCCACCATGACTCAACGGATGTTTCCGCCGCATCATCGCCCCAAGCGGTGCGATTTCTTAACCAAAATAAATCTGGTCTGTCTGATAATGGTAGTTGCTTCGCCAACGTAGAATCGGAGGTAAAGGAACCACCGTCAATTACTTGATAGGGTAACATGTTTTAACCTCCTTAAATTCCTGTTGATCTTAAATTCTGGACCCAAAGGTCGTTGTTTACGCACTGACCTTGATAAAAATTACAAGCGGCAGCATGTCTTAAATGCGCTGGGTCATTCATGTACCCTGGAGGTGTGTAGATATATTTCGCTCTACCACCAGCTTGAAACACGATCTTATACCCCTCTTGCGCAGTGATGAAGCAGTTAGCAACATCATTACCCAATAGGGATGCATCGACAGAAACAGATCCTTGCGATGATTGGAATACACGAACGTTATTAACACCACCCCACTCAGAGGATAAAGTATTAATCGAACCTGTACCATATTCAAACTTACGTCTAAATCCTGTAATGTTATTCAAAACAGGAATCATACGTGATGTACACATCATAGTATAAGCATCACCTAGGGGTGAAGTACCGATATTATCTGATGCATCAATCATATTTGTAATATAATCACCGTCGTTATTCTGTAAAACCGCAACGATATCGTCAAGGTCACTTAGTGCCATTTCTGTAGGTAAATCACCGTTTGAACCGCCCACACAGTTTACTACGGAGGCAGAACTTTCGAGATTGTCCCTTTGCAGAATGTCGCTCGTTTCCTTGTACGCTTGACCCAATCTTGCAGCTGCGCTGTTTAATATAGGGTCTTGGTTGGTCATAGTAACCTGCTTGGTTAGTACTACATATGTTGCATAGTTACGTACGCGACAATCGATATCGACTCGACTCAGTAACTGACTGGGTGGGTTCATTTGTGCATTGTCTAAAGGCACTTCAAACGTCTCTAGCGCATCATATCGCGATTGGCGATTGATGAAGCCATCGTTGTCTTGAACCTCAATCACTGATGCAAACAGATTGTGAATACAGTTTCTTTCAGGTGTTGAAAGAAGCTTTTGTGTATAGTTCTGCTGTATCTGTGGAGGCATATTGTTAATATTTACGCTCATAAAACCTCATGTTTTATAAACCGTTGGCCTGCCTTGCGTAGTGCATCATCTCTTCATATACTTTAGTTTTGTCGGCTTGAATTGATTTATATGCTTGTGCAATTGGACGTTTGTCATATGCCTGTGGGGATTGAACAGCTTTTGCGTTCTTTTCCATTTTTTGCACGACCTCTTTTGACCTTCTAGCATTTGGCAATTTATCAACCAAACCCAAAGCTTTAATATACTTATAACTTTGTAATCCCATCTTATAGGGATCTGTAAGTTGAGCAATAGTTGAGGCAAGTTCGGGTTCATGTTTTTCTAACATTTCCAACGTTTCAACATTTACAATGTCATCAAAATCAACGAACTGAGTTTTAAGGGAATTCAACAACTTTTGTTGTTCTTGCTGAGCGATCTTGGCTTCGAGATCCGCAATCTTTTTTTCTAGGGGTTGGACTGTCCTTCGTGCAATTCCCTTGACTTTTCCAGCAGGCACATAATCGTCGTCGGCTTCTTCTTCTTCAACAATAGGAGCAATGTTTTGTTGCTTAGATTGATTTAAAAATTTATCAATCATTTCATTCTTTTGTTTAAGCTCAAATTCGAGTTCTCTTTGACGTTGCCGCACAGCGCGCCAGTTTCTTTCCTGTTCATCAGCTTGTTTTACAGCTTCAACATTAGAATCTTCTTCGCTATGCATTGATCCATCATTGTCAACTGCCTGAGGTGCGACCTCATACTCTTCGCTTGTTTGGTCTTGGTCTTCGTACAATGGATTTTCCTTTGTAGGCGTGAACTACTTACACAGTGCAGGGATGAGCTGCATTTCATCTAATTAAAATTTAAATTGTTTATATAATTTTGTCTATAAAATTATCTATATACGACGATTATCAAACGCATCTTCTATATTGACTGACGGATTTTCTTGGTAGGGTATTACACTCGATGAGCTAGGTAGGCACATAGGCGGTGATGTGCCAGCAGTATCAAGATTTGCTAGAGTGAAAGCCGTCCATGTGGAAGTGTCGATATCTATAGTAATAGTATCGTTTGTATGAGATAGCACTTTGGCTCTTTTGTTATTAATTTCATCCATGCCGAAGGCGCGACCAACACGGAATGAAACGATCTCTCCGGGAGTAAAGTCATGATCTTCCGTAAACGTAACATCGGCTTGGATGTCGTTAGTTATCGAACTGATCTGCACTTTGGAGGGATAGAACTGATTGACCGCCATTAAATAGCCGCTTTGAAGTGTTCTTTTTTGTTTGATAGACGTCTATCTTTAAACTTAGAAATAGGTAAATACATGGGGATATCATCTTCAGTCATTCCCACTTTCTTAAATCCGAAATGATCCATACGATCTAGTTTGAACGCGACTATATCTTTGATCTGTTCCTTATCATACTGCTTTGCATTGGTAAGATATTGATCAAACGTTGTCCAGTGAGGAATCGACCAACAAAACCTGACTTCATGCGTCTTTGGATTCGTCCAAAAAACTGAAGTGTTTGGCTCTGGGTATGGCCTACGCTCTTGCCTGATCATTCGACGTAA